CTGACCACTCAAACTTAGTGTTAGCGATACTACTTGCAGAAGTTTTAAACTTTTTAGTACCTGCAACCTCTTCAACGGTGTAATCTATATAATAACCAGGAACTGACGAAGATTGGAGTCTAAGGTTAGAGCCAAAAAAGTCTGTTCTATTTAACAATACTGAAGCATCTTGACTAGAAGTACTATATTCAGGGTCTGTTGTGTTAAATCCAATAACAAGGTTAGGTGGGTCGGTATAGGTTACATTATCATGTTTAGAAACAATAGTATTATTATACGTTCCTGTTGATTCTACCCATAGCTCTGCACCTGAAGAACCTTTAGCTCCTTGTGGACCCTGATTTCCCTGGTATCCAATCTCTCCTTTTTGTCCAGTAACACCCTGTAAACCTGCATCACCTTTTGCACCAGCGGGTCCTTTAGGACCTCCACCTGCAGATAGTAATTGGTCAAAATTATAGTTAACTTTTTCCAGTTTGATAGAATCACTATCGGAGATAAAAATTTCTTTTAAGTTAATTGCCATTTTAAAATAACACCTTTTGTTTGATTATATATTCTTATTTTTTTATACCATACATTACGGCTCAAGTTCTATTGTTATCGATCCCAAATTGTTTGCGCATGTCATATTCCAGTCTACTGCAAATGTATAAGAACCAATTCCAGAGGAGTTGAGTTCGTTCTCTCCAATAGTCTGCTGGAGCATTGTTGAGCTGTTTGTGCTACTTGAATTAGTATCGTTGAAACTGCTGAAGTATATCTGATTACCTCCAGAGTCGTATATAGAAACAGTGTAACTTATAGTAGAGACAGGTTGGCCGAAATTACTGAGACATGAGTTAGAACTTTGAGAAGTATCAAGAGCAGGGAGAACAGTTGTTATTTGAAGACCGGGTCCAGCTGGGGTGTTAGTATTGTTACCCATAATTATACCACCGGTAACGCCGCCGGGTTGGTTATTATACGTAGTAACAACAATGTCTCCTACTTGACTTCCACCACTATTTAGTAATTGGTTGTCTGTACTTGGACATGTATATGCCGTTCCTAAAGTTGCATTATTTGAAATAGATGCGTAATTGCTTCCACCAGTAGTGTCTCCTTTTAAAGTATTGTAAGATATTGTAGGTGAGGCCGAATCTTTAGAGTTATAGATAGCCTCGTTACCATATATAACGTTTGTGCCTCCTGTTGCGTTAACATACAGTGTTTTACCTGATGTAAATGCCAGGCTCGAAACGTTTGTAATATAGATGGGTGACGGGCCGGGTTGTTCTACAAAGCAATCATAACTAGGTAACCCTGATTGTGTACATATACTGTTTGTATAACTTGTAGAGAATTCGTAGTTTCCTATAAAATAAACATAATCTAACTCGAAAACTTCACCAATCCAGTTTGACGCGTCAAAGTATCTTCTAACTCCATTTGAAACACCAACCTCTCTATACCATCCTTTAGTAGGGGTTCCGCTAAAGATTACAGACGTTGCTGTCGCGAAGGTTGAACCTCCAATTAGAGCAACATCAACAGTTGAGCCATTAGCAATCTCAGTTGCCCAGTCTGTTGAAGAATCTCCGTTAAGGTCCATAATTTGATTTTCTCTATATAGTGTCACAATAGTCGGACATACATAGAAGGTAGTAAATGCATCAACGCCGTTCCAATATCTTACAAGACCGTTTTTCTGATAGTATCCTGCTGGTGCAAGAGTACTTGCAATATCGTCTTCGAACATGTAAACACCTGTCATATTTTGATTGGTGTTCTCCCATGTGTCTGTTGCATCGTCCCATGGTGAAAGATAAATAGTCGTTGTCTCGGAGTTAGGGTCGTTAGCGTCACATGAATCAGACTGGTCGGACGAATATACTACATCTGTTATCGGGTCTAAAGGATCGACCGTGGCTCCACCCGATGCATTCACCCAAAATAGATTAGGGTTTTCTAAGTTAATAATCCACAAAAGGTTGCTAACATCTTTTTCACTTCCACCCGAAGTATGTGTAGTTATATTATCATCATTATCATTATGTGTAAGTGTTGTCGAGTAATTGTTGCTGCCCTGATATGACGAAGTCATACTAAGGTCTATTCCGCCTACTAAAATTGGAGAGTCACTTCCTCCGTTTAAAATTTGCTCTTGGTCACCAGTATTGTCGTCAATCGTGTAGTCAAAGCTATTTAAGTTAGGAACTTCGTATGAAAATAGGCTACTACCATTTGTCCAAGTTTCTCCGTTACATAAGTACCACCCTTCAAAATCGTTTATGCCTTTACCCATTGTGTTGTTTAACGCAGGTCTAGCCGTAGTTTCGTAAAGATATGTCGATGTCATATCAAAGTTGCTAGATGTCCATTCAGCCTTATTAACTGCAACAATGCTACCTAAGGGTAGGCTTCCAAAAACTGCGCTTTTAGACTGCCACTGTACTCCTCCAAGAGAATCAACACCTACTAAAACCTTAGTATTATCGGGTGAACCGGCAGTTAACTTAACAGAATTATTATATGTAACGTCATGTGTACCATCACCAAAGACGGTAGATGTATTGAACGTAATGTTATCTAAATCTATTGCGAGTATATTTGTAGAAGGGCCTTTAAAATCTATTTGGTTAAAATACCATTCTCTAATAACTCCACTGGCCTCAGCTGAATCAACAACAATAGCATCATTAGGTGAATTGGTGGCAGAGTTACTTTGAACTGACAAACTTCCAATGATTTGTGCGTTATGATAAAACTTAATTCCTTTTCTATAGGCAGTTGAAGTACCTCCGTAATTCTCACCATAGACTTCAACTAAAGGACCTAACTGTACGTTCGCAGTAGAGTAATCTGTGTCCGTATACTCAACACCAATTCTTAAAGATTTTGAAGAATATGATATTGCAGGTGGGGGTTGTTTAGGAAATATAGTATAATTGTTGCTGCCTATAACGCTTCTCCAAATAGAATCACCATCTTCTCCCAATATACCCGAAACACCTTGATAACCTTGTGTACCAATATCTCCCTTCTGGCCTTTACTTCCATAATCACCATCTGCTCCCTTTTCTCCTAAAGGACCAGGGTTACCTCCATCAGAAAGTTGCGTAAAGTTGTGATTTAACTTTTCAACCTTCTTGCTAGAAAACCACTGTGAAGAGTTAGGGTCTAAATCCGATTTAAAAATTTCTTTAATATCTATGGCCATTCTTAAGCTTCTATTTTAACATGTATTCTAAACGTATAGTTATACGAAGGCTTCTTATTATATATTAATCTAAAGCTTAATCCGTCAGACGTAAACTTTTTAATATCATAATTACTCTGTTCAACAAATCCACCTCCTGTAATGTTTGAAGGACTTGTTAATGATTCAAACGAAGTTTGATTTAATTCTCTAGATTCAAGTGCATAAATACTAATTGAATCAACTATAAACCTGTTAACAACATTTCTTTTAATATATTCTACTACATCATCCTTTAATGTGGTCTTATCTCCAAAAGAATTTAAAGGTTCAATATATCTTTCTAAATAAACACCTGCATTATATTCTAACAACTCACTTACGATGGCGTCTGGCAAATAAAAATCAGCGAAAACCTGTTCTTCTGTTTCAAAAAAGTGTATAGAAGTTGTGGACTTATCAGATACTCTAATTTCATCTAAAATTTCAAGAGATTCTTCCTCTGTAACCTGATATGCTGTTATATCATATTCGTCTCTAACTTTCATAATCGTTGAAGAAAAGAAAGACCTGATTTCACTAGGCGTAAGAGTACCGTGTACTAGAGTTGATGCTCCACCAGAAAGAGACTTGCTAAAGTAATCAGATGAGTATTTAGATTTAAATAAGTTTAAGTCTTTTTTATCAATGGCAATCTCTCCAATTTTAGGATAAACCGGAGGCTTATCAGTGGATTGTGAAAGCTTAAGTATGTTCCTTGCGTTCTCATCATTCACCTTATGATAGAACATATTCTTAATAAAGCCGTAATTTTCAGCGGTGTCAGTATAAGTATTAAAGCTAATTCCAAGTTTATTAAACTTATCATAGATTAATTTCTTTCTTAGATCGTACAACGAATCCGATTGATTATGTAAAACCTTTTGCTCTCCATAAGGACATGTAAAGGTTACAACACTATTAAACACAGGCAAATAATCTCCGTTAAAACGATTCATCGATGTAAAGTATCCTCCATCTTCTCTCTCAGCCAGGACTTTACCTACTTCAGACGCACTTAATCTGTATGATTTTGGTTTATCGGCGTCTGTTGCAGTTGTCAGTAGTGATGGCTTAACGAAAGGTGTTCCACCTTCTACAGATAAAATAAATTTATTAGAAGTTTCACCTATAGAATCGACAGTTGTATAGGTTACATTATCGTTAGAGTTAATTCTTTCTGCAAAGTTATGCGAAGTAAATCCTTCTAATAAGTTTTTCCATCCTCCTTCACCACCATCATGGTACTCCAATGTTGTAGAAATAGGATTAATTGTTGTTGGGTCTGCAATCGTTTGTATAGGGTTAAGAGGTGTTGCATCATCATAATTTGTTAAGATATAAGGATAACCTTTAACAATTATTTCAGTGTCACTTAAAACCGTACTAATTTTTAAACCATAATCAATCGTGTTATGTGTAAATTTAATTACTGAATAAGAGCCATCCGATAGAGGCTTTATCTGCTCTCTAAATTTAGCACTACCATCAATGATAGAAAATTGTGTAGCTGAAATTAAGGTTTCATCAGTAGACCAGTTTGCATTTCCAAAATCAAGCTGACCGTCAATAGGAGTACTTATTGTTAAGTATGTTACAGGGTCTACGAGATTGTCACCATAACTAGGATGACCTTCATACAAGAATTGTCTGTTTAATTTACTTTGACCGTTAGAAACGGTATTAACTTGTAGATATACACAAATAAATTTAAAAATATCGTTTTTAACAACATCTACTGTGGTTGAATTTGAAGATTGATTGTTGTTGTAATTTAAAACTACACCAAACTTATATTCATTTGATTCACCCGTTGCTATAAAATCAGTAGGAGAGGCGTCTATAAATTCTTTTCTTTTTTTGTAAATGTATCTTAGGCCTCTAAAGGTGCTGTTAGAAAAGTTTTCAGTTGTTCCGTCTTTGAAAACAGTATACAGTTTTTTAAGGTCTGAGTTAACCCAGCCAGAAGAGTTTGTTACATATCCTCCTGACCATGTAAAGAATTTCTCAAAATAATTATTAGAAGTATCTTTTAACATGTTCAGCGTTAACCCTTGGTTGTCTCCTGTAAAGTTTAAATAACTTGTTAAATCTTTTAATGTGCTAGAATCTGTTGTCGTAAACTCAGGTAATTTATTAATATGAAAGTATTCCATATTAAGAGACTCAAACTTTCTTTCACCATCATCGTCAACTGAAGGTGACATGTTGTCTGTTCCAAACGCTTCGCTAGCTGTCAAAAGATAGTCTAAGCTTCTAGCGTTAGTTGCTCCTTTTAAAGAGAACTTAGAAATACAAGGTACAAGTCTACTTAATAGAGAAGTTTCTTTTAATTCATTTTCATTTAATCTATCGTATTCTGAATTTATCGAAGTTGCTCCTATCTCTTCAGTATCAGGGTCTTCTTGTTCTAAAACACCGTTCAGTCCTTCAAAGCCGATACTGTTAAATTCAAAAGCCAACTCACCAAGATCGGAGTATTTAGTATCGTAAAAATCAAAATCAAAATCTTTAAAGTCATAGATAGAAAACTTTCCATATTCTACACTATAATCTCCATACAACTCTATGACGTTGTCGCTTGGTAAAACACCTGCTTTTTCAAATATAACTCTATTGAATCCTGGTCTGTCAGGATCGGTTGTTATCGATTCTATTTTTATGAAAGTATTTCTTTTTACTTCTTTTATACTCTGACCTATTTTAACGTCGGCTAGGTCAATGTCAGATACTATTAGAGCTTGTCCTTCATCTGAACCTCCTGTCATTGTGTAAATACTCCAATCTGTAAATACTGTGTTAGTGGTTGCAGGAACAGAAATAGAATTTAAACCTATATCATCTAAAACGCCCACATCGATTGAGATAAAATCAATTACGTTATTATTTAATATACCGAAAGCTGTTTTTCTACGCTTACTTCCAACTCCATAATCTTTTACAACAATGCTAGTTCCTTCTACGGTAGTATCATAGCTCATAATCTGGCCATCTTCAATAGCTTTACCTATTGCAATCGCTATCATCTGTAAACTACCCTGATTAGAGAACCTAAAACTATCATTAGTACCCGCGTCTAACGTCTGATCGGCAACTATTGTAAAGTTAGCTAAGTTATAGCCTTCTATTTCAATTTCTGATTTGTCACCTATAAAAAACCTATCATTGTGATTAGGTGTCTCTGTTATATCCAGTTTGATAAAACCTTTTAAAGCTGGTTTTTCAGGTAAACACGGTAAGTTTATTTTTAATTTTGACAACCCACTGAAAGATGAAATATCACTCATGTCGGTTATAGCTGCAGGAATTGTGTTAGGTTTAAATTTAGTTAAGTTTTTAACGTGAAAAAACTTACCGTCTTTGTTTTTTAAATACGATAGTGCTGGAATCTGAAGTTCATTAGAACTAATAAACATGTCAGATGCCGTTAATGAGGCTGAATCATAATCATATACACTAGTATAACTATCAGGCTCAATAGAAACTACTCCAGATCGACTAACACCATTGCTTTCAAAAGTTCCTTCTTTAATATCATCAACATAGAGTCCAAAATATCTGTATACTTTATAGTCGGTTGCGGTTGGGTCGTCAAATAAGAATTCTAAATTAATTAAATTAGCAACAGCCACCTCATTTCTTTGAAACCCTTCTGTTAATAGCTGATTACTGTAAATCTCTAAATTATCTTTTCTAAAAAACTCATCTTCTAAATACTCGGGTCTTTCTACAAATCCACCATTTTTTACATCAATACCTTTATACATACATGGTTCATCTTCTTCAAATGAAAAGCTTAAACATGCGGATGGAAAAGAAGGATGATTAACGTGGTTGGAAATATATTTACCAACCTTAGAGTTTTTAAGGTCAAATGTTTTTATGATCGTAGCGTCCTTTAATAATTCTAAAATTCTAGAATTTTGACCTCTTGTTGTTTCTTCAAATTTAGAAGTGTAATCTACTCCTTCAACTCGATAAATTACAAACTTACTAGGGTAAATTTTATCAAGCCAAATAGGTGCTAAAATTTTATATTGTTCACCGTATAGTTTAGTTGAATTAAAGGAAGCGCCATAAGAGTATTGATTCTCGTACTGCGCTGCATAATCAGAAAATACAGTTAGGTCATCATACTGTCTTCCTACTGTAAATTTAGCATCCTTACCTATTTTGCCAAAAAATCTGGCGACGTCTTGTGAATAATTTCCACCTTCCTTTATAGAAAACTTCTGATACTCTGCTCTAGAAACTGTTCTGTTAGCTTTAAATGAGCTTAAATAAATTTCATCAGCTGAATCAACTACTAATTTAACGTTAGTACTTAACTTTGGGTTAGCTCTTAAAACTGCAAAAGATTTATTTTCTACTAAATTTTCTTGTGAATTTAAGTTTATAGCAGCCATTAATTAGACCTATTTTTGGTTTTAGCTATATATCACCCTTTGCAAAGTCAAAACTTATTGCAAATATCTCAGGTTATACTGAATGTCACTGCTGAAATCAGTTTCTCCATCGATGAATGTTCTGTAAGAATAGCTAGGACCACCGGTTAATCTGTATCGTGTTAGCTGCTTGCTAGTAATAGAGTTAACGTTTCTTCCTGTAGATTTATATTTAGAGAAAACTTCAACATCAAATGAGAAAGAGTTAGAGAAAGAATCTTCAACATCAATTCCTATTTTCTTAGAATATGTTAAGTTTGTAAAAGTATTTCCTAAAACACCACCTACTCTACCTGTTCCGGTTGCACCATCACCGTTATAGTCTGTCATTCTATATTGGAAAACTAAGTCAACTGAAATAGAATTACCATCTCCCGCAGAAATTCTCTTCTTTCCAAATTTATTATTAGAATCTACAACAATAGAAGATGTGTTTATTGGAGCTAAATATAAGAATGAACCACATGACTTTCCACCTAACAAGTATTGGTCATTAGCCTCAAACCCTTGTTTAACAACAGTTCTAACACCTGGGTTAGCACCATCATCACTCATATTGTCAATTATCCTAAGGGGTGTTTGCTTTTTACCACTTGTATCATTAGCTCTTCTAGGAGCAGTTTTAGGAATTCCCACCATACCATTACTTTGAATCTCCAGTGCCGTTAAAGGAGTTCCTGTTGGCTGTGAAGATAAGTGTGAATTTATCAGTGGGTGATCGACGTGTAAAAATATACCGTTATCGTATGTTGCCGTAGTCACGGCGTTTATTGTAGCAAGCTCAGGCTCAGAGCTGGAATCATAGGTTCCTGCCCAAATATAATCAGTACCTGAAACACCAGTGTTAGTAAAGCTATTTTGAGTTGTTGTGCTCCAGTCTTTCATATCTGTACTGTTACCGTTTGTTCCAGTATATCCAGATGCACATGTGTAATATCCTAAACCGTATTCAAATTTGTCATACCCTGTTTCATCAGTTGAATCTAAATCAACTTCAGTATAATGAGCATCGCTATTTGCAAGGTTTTTAAATCTAGAGTAAATAAATTGACCATTAAGTTGCGTAGACTGGTTGGGCGATTCATTAAAATAAGAGTTACCTGAAGCTTGCGCAGCATCTAAGTTTTGATACGCAACAGGAACTAAATCGTATTTTCCTTCAGTAGTATAATATGTATTATCCGTAACCGCTGAATCAATAGAACCACTTCCTAGACCGAAAGTTTGTCCAGTTGTAGATATAAACGCAGGCTGAGTAACATCACCTACCAGCTTAGAAACTAGCTCTAGTGTAGTAGATTTAGTGTTAGATAACTCTATCTTGTAATTCTTTGTTACAATAAATCCTTTCTTATCTGTTGCAGGTACTTCATCAGTATAATATCCTGCAAATAACTTAACAGTTGAGTTGTTTTTAACTGGAGTAACATTACCGTCTTCATCAACGATAGAGACTTTTAGTTCTCCAACTGCACCTGTTATCGCTGCTGTCAACCTGTCAATAGTAGCTTGCATTTCGGCAAGTTTATCATAAACTGAAATCGGAGATTGTTCTCCTGTTAAAAAGCCTGATGCAAGGTTAGTAGCACTGTGTGCAAAATAAGTTTCATTAGAATTAAATCCATCTGAAAGGTGGGTGTATAATCCCTGTGCATCTAAATCAGATTGTAATTCTACCTTTAAGTTGTCAAGTTCGTTCTGCGTTAAAACGTCTCCAATTCCATCAGTATTTAATTCTCCATCAGGAAACTCAACCTTGATAATATCAGACCAATCAGATTCTATAGGGTTAGAAGGAAATCCAGCCTCAGATAAAGATTTAACCATTATCTCAACGACTTCTCCACTGTTAATTGGAATATCTAAAGAGTTAAAGTTAATTGCCTGTGCATCTTCTTCGCTTTCAATAACCCAGCTATATCTTCCATCTTCTAACTTTTGTCTTTTTCTAACAGGTCCTTCAACTTCAACCCAGTTAGAAAACGCTGCAGTTTTACTAGTATCGTTTGTAGAATCTTCAAACTGAATTTGTTCTATTTGAGAAGTTTTTCCAGAAGTAGAAACATATCTATATCTAATTTTGAATTGCACAACTTCTTGTGAAACCCCTTCACCAACGGTCTTAGCTTCTGGAATGGACCAAAAACCTCTAACTCTAAACTTAGGAGTTATCTTTGCAACGTCACTAGATTCAGAAGCTGATTTTATTTGAGTAACCGCTGAAGAATAAAACTTCGATTCAGATTCTCTTTGAGAAACTAATGAAGAAAGTTCACTTCTTAAATTATCTTTTTCAATTTTAGATTGAAACTTTTTAGTATTAAATAGAGCTCTTTTCTTTCTAATAGTATCATCTAATTTTGTAAGTTGCTGCTCTGCAGAAGACTTATCAGCTTTCAACTGCTTAATCTGTTCAGTTGTAGTGTTGTCAGTCATGTGCTTGTTAATTTGCACAACTTTAAAGTTAGACGTATTTAATATAGGTGAGTTGGGTTGAATTCCCTCTGATGCAGGTGGAATATAATCAACCTTTAAAGATTTGATAAATTGACCAAAGTCAGCAACAGAATCTTTATAGTATAAAGCTAAATTCTTTTCAGTACCATCATCTAAAATGATAGTTAATTCGTTTGAATAAAATCCAATACCAGGTGAGTACTCATTTGAAGGTAATTTAGAAACAGGGTCAATAGCTTTAATAAAGACAACCTGTCTTTCGTTGTATCCTATTTTTACCTCTACTTCTAAATTTGTATCGATTCCTTTGTTGATTACAAGGGAGTCTGCACCAACTGGTATGTTTTCAAATCCTTCTAATAATTTTAATTCAACCTGAAGGGTAGAATTATCGATAGAAAGAATTTCATATCTTGTATTGTAGTTTCCGCTATTTACAACTAAAGAATCTCCTACTCTTAAAACTTCAGTATCTCTCATAGACTTTGAAGAATCAGAATATGTAAGTTTGTTTAGTGTAAATAATTTTATACTCTTAGTATTAGTAACTCCATCTACTACTTGAGACTTTTGCTCGTTAGAAACATTGAGAACATCGAAGGTTCCTTTATATTGAACCTGTCTCATCGGCATGTCTACAACTTCACTATCAACATAGTATTGATAATTGTTTTCAGCTATCTCGTTTTTAAAAGTAGTGTAATCTATCTCACTTTCACCTTTGTAAATCTCATCGAAGGCAGTTAAACTAGCTAATACGTTACTATCGAAAATATATCTTTCAACATATACTCTCTCAGTCTCAACTGGAATCTGACCAGTTACATCTAAGTTTATCGTCAATAATGGATTTAAAAAGTCTTCAAAAAACTCGTTCAACTTAGTTTTAAAGTTGACAGGAGTTGATAGATTTTTAATATCTTTAGCAGGTGATTTTAATTTAGAAGTATGAATTCTTCTAAAAGAACCGTCCTTTAAACGTATATTAGCAGAACTATTATCTAATCCTGAAATTGCTTTTACGTTTTTATCTAATCTTTCAATCTCTCTTTTTAAATATCCGAACGCAGGTATCTGAAGAGGTTTAAGCTCACCTGTAACCTCGTCAAATATATTAACGGTCACAGTTTGCTTATCAGTAGTTATAGCCTCATTGATACGCTCAAACGTTTCTAAAGAATTAGAATTTAATTCCAGAAATTGTTCAAGTAAATGTGATATAGAATTGCTAGCGCTCATATTTATCTAATAATGTCAGATTCTAACGTTTTATTTGTTTCATCAATACAGATAAGTTCAATGTAAGGTGTATTGCTTAAAAGCTCTGTTGATGCTATCTCAAGCTTTTCAGTCCAAACACCTTCTTGTTTAGACCATATCTTTATTGATTTTCCAGACATGTTAGGTAGCTGGTTTTTAAAAGAAAGTTTTACAACTTGTCCTTTTTTCCAAGAAACTACACTATCGTCTATGTATATATTTAGATTAGAACTAGGTGGAATAGGAGAACCTACTAATAAATTAATTCTAACTAAATTTTCAAAATTCTTTAATCTTGTCCATATTCCTTTTAGAGATGCAGTTGTAGGATTAAACGGATTAGTTGAATCTATCGCATCTTCTAAGGAGCCGGAAGAAATGTCGTATATAAACAAATCATTCATTGAATAAACACCTCCAGTGTTAGTTACCTTTAACTTTTCATTTGATTTGCTTAATTGTATACCACTACCCTGTTGAATAACGTCAGTATTATACTGTACTGATGTCGGAATGGTTCCATCTATAATGTTATTAATTCTTTGATTAGCCGATGTAATTAGCTCTAACATCGAACTTGGCTTCTTATAGTTAAGAGAAGCATTTTCTAAAGACGCTTCTAGTCCATCCATTCTCGTAACTAAATTTTGTAGTTGAGGAGAAGTTAAGACTAAATTCTCTAAGTTTTGTAATCTATCACCCAACTTAGAATATCTGTCATTTGCACTCTTTAGGATTTCAGCTGCTTTTTCAAGAGCAGATGTTGTGTCAAAGAAAACGTCCATTGAAAAGGTAGTGTAGTCATTGATATTCTTTTCTACACCTACATTATCAAGAGATGAATTAAATTTAAGGTTTAACTTTAAAGCAAATGCATTACCATTTAAACCTGTAATTTCATTCGGCTTATATTTGCTCAGTTCAGGAATATACCATCCTGTAGAACCTGAGTCGTATTTCCACTGGTCTAATATAATAACTCCATAAAGATTGGTAGCTCTGTTGCCACTATTAGACTTAGAATATAAATCGTAATATACTAGAATGGCGTTAAATCTAAAATCGCCACCTCTTCTAGACCACTCTAACATATTATTTAAAGAAGGATCGCCTTCAATTTTAGCATAATATGAGGGATCGAATTCAATACCATAACTGTAAACTTGAGTTTCATCTACGCTTAGAGTACCTTGGTCGTTATCAGCTAATGGGTCTAAGTTTATATTTGAATCTGGGTGAGTTTGACCGTCTCTACCGTTAATAAAGTTTCCAGTAGGTTGATATGAGTTAGTGGTCGTGTTATAGTTTGTAGATTTAAATAAAATTTCTGGAGTGTATCCTACATTAGAAGGTACATTAACAAAAATCTCACTAAATACTTCTCCACCATAATTTTTATCATTTGTAACGTCAATATCTCCGATGTATTTTACAACTTTACTGTATTCACTACCTGTAAGCGTAGAATCATCTTCTTCTATTACTCTTGAAAATCCATTTACTACTTCCTGTGAAGTGGCTGTTCTAACTCTAAAAGCTCCTAAATGATTTAAATACTTAAAGAAAATCTTTTCAGCATCACTAGTATAAACTGTAGAATCAAAATCATCGTCAGTAAGAATATAGTTCTCTAGGTTTAACGCATAGTTTTGAAATGTCTGCGCGAAATGGCGGTTCGCAGAATCATCTGGCGTTGTATCATCGTAAGAAGGTGCAACTGCAGGCTGTGCTACAGGTCCTCCTTCATAGAGATTATCAAACTGAATATAATTATTTGTTGAACCTTGTGAAGGTTCAGAAACTACAGGAATATCTAAAAGAGCAAACTTTGAAAATTCAAAGTTTATGTCAGGGTTGTAATATGCCCTAGTCAAATCTCTTGCGGCACTAGCAAATGCATATAGTGTACCGCCTTGTTCCTGTGGAATCCTTACTAGTGGTGTTGCCATTTAGTTAGCTTTATGTTTTTAATACGTTACAGTTGAGTTAGCAGATGCAATAACATACCATGATGTTCCTACATATCTAAGAGTTAACGTACCGTTTGCAGCCATACTAACAGCTGATGCTCCAGCAACGTTACTAGGGTCTACTGTAATACCTCCACCGCTAGCTATCAATGTAATTTCTTGACCTTCATCGCCAGCTGCTAATGTGTTTGTTCCACTGAACGTGTTAGAATCTAACACATAAGTATGATGTTCATAACTGTTTGCAGCAGGTAAAGAAGTTGGTGTTACTGTAGAGTATCTGATACCATCTTCTATAATAAGCTGACCTTCAAATGTAGCCGGTAAACTGTTAACTATCTGTGTTGAGCTAACTACAAATCTGTTAGTACTGTTTGCAGTTAACGTTAAACTTCCACCTGTTATAGCGCCAGTTAATGTTAAAGACTGTGCAGTTGTGTCTAACAAAGCTGTTATTCCATCTAGTCCAGAATCAAGAGCACTAAAGTTATCATTGATAACTATTCTTGAAGTAGAAAGACTATCTGTTCCGTAAATTGTTGTAATACTTGCCATTTCTTTTTAAATTATTGTTAAGATGTTTTTTGTTGTTACATTTTTATTTCCATTAGAATCAGTCAATTCTAACTTGATTGTATAATCACCTTTGCTCTCAAACAAATAAGTCAGCCACTGATTGTTGTAGTATATATCTTTTTCATCTAGACTATTATTTATTAAAGTCCACTCTTGCTTTATGATGCCTGGCATATTTGTCAGGTCGTAAGAGAATGTTAGATGATTTAGTATTTTTACTGCCTCATGGTCTCTAATGATGTTTAAATTTTCAAACGTAGGATTGTAACTAACATAGTGTTGAATTCCTGATATATCACCGTCTGAAAGGGTTATGGTGTTAAAATCATAGTTTCTTCCAGGTTCCTCGGCAACCGCTAAAATAAAAGTACACTCGTCGTTTGTTCCATCTCCATTCGTGTCTACATATACAGGATTATAGTTAAATCTAGCTAATCTTGGGTTAGTCTGCTCTGTCAAAGCATTTAATTCATCAGCGACAATCTGCCACGCAGATAAATCAGTTGCGTCAGCTGGATATGTAGAGGTTATAGTATACGTGTCAGTTTGTGCAAGGTTATCACTCGGGTCTATCCAATTCATAGTTAATTCACCGCTTCCTGTATATCCTTGGTCTATTCTTACGTCTATTTTAAATGAAGAGTTTATATCACTTCCAACTCTAGTCATATCCCAACTAACCTCATCACCATCACCCCATGTATGTGGTTTTAAATTTCTCCACTGATATGGTCCTTGTGTTTCTGAAAAGCCTGTTGGAGAAGAAGGGTCTAAATACCTTCTAACCATTGAGAATTGAAATCCGTTTTCAGTTCCATTTAAATAGTTTGCTCTATTTAAAGTTAAGTAGTAGGTTCCTATTACGTCTCTAACTTCTTCTTTGTTTTCATGAGCCCAATCCCATGAAGAACCTGCTTCTTCCCATGGAGTCTTATATTCTCTCCATGAAAGTTTAGGATATGTTTTTTCATAAACACCATAGATTTCAACCTCTTTCTGTGCAACGTGAATTGATTCTTCTCTTCTAATTACACTTCTAACGTTAAACAAATCATGAAAAGCCAGCTCTACGTTGTAAGTTCCGTGATAAGGTAAAACTAATGGAATCTCGTAATAGTCTGCTATTGGACCTCTTAGCGTTTTAGAATAATTATTAGGACCAGTAATAAACCATTCAATTTCATAGACGTTTCTGTACCACCAGTTATCCCATGTCATATCATCTCCGCTTTCCTCAACATCTAAAAACGTAAAGTCTGCAGAATCCCATGTTTGTGGTAATGAATTTGCTTTTAAATTTATAGGAGCTCCAATAGGTATACCGCTAAGGGTTTGAAAGGAGTTCATATCAGTATCATAGTAGTCGGTGTAAAAATCATCTATACTTTCTATTACGTCTGATTTGTCAGATGAGATTATCAATGCATCAAAATCTTGACCTATACCTGTTAATCTATAGTCTACTTTTCTTAAATCTTCTATGAAAATTCTTCTCTCACCTGGAGTAAGTTCATAGTCTACATGAACACCTTCATCTATGTCTTCTATTTTATGCTGATTACTAAAGACTCTGGTATTTACCTTTGCGAAATAGTCTCCTTCTCCAGTGATGTCAACAATCTTAGCCTGTAAAGGTAAATAGTATTTTTGAAGCTTATTCTTTAAACCGTAAAGTTTTATTAAAACTTCATCGGGAGAAAAATCAAAAACCTCATCTACCTGTGGAATATCATACTTGTCGAAAGTTCCGTTAAAGTTATTTAATCTATAGACCAATGAAAATCTAGAAGTTTTCTTATGGTTAGAGTTAGGTAACTGTGTGCTCTCGCTTTTAGCAGCCAAGAATCCTTTAGTTTCTTGGTTAGGAACCGCTACTGCAATCATTTTTCCAAATCCTTCGGCCTGCTCATTTATATTAAGCCAGTATTCCTTTAGAGTTAGGTTATCATATCCATAAAACTTAATAGCATTTAATAGAGCTTTATAGGTTCCAATAAAAGATTTTATTTCTTTTGCCTGTAGTAAAAGTTCTTTTCTTTTTTGATTGATTATTTGATAATCAGGTGAAAGCTCTTTAATGTCAGATTTTTTAAAGATTAAATAATCTGCTTCCTCTAAGTTCATACCTATGTTAGTTAGCAAATCCTTTAATCTCTCATCCTCTCCTTCAACCTCACCATAGATTCTAATCTCAGCCACTAAATGTGTGTTAGTATTAGAAACTCTTTCGTGAATTTGTAAAACTCTAGTGTGAAAACCTTCATCCTTACTAGAAAGAGTTACGTTACAGCTCATTGGAACGGCTTTAGGCTTTGTAGAAATTACCTTAACTCCATTAGAAATAGATGAAGAAACAGAAGCGGCCTGTAAATCAGCATCAAGACTTTCAATTCTTTTTACATAAAATTTAGAATCCCTGTTCTCCGTTGAATATAAGTAAATATCGTTTGAAGAGCCATACTCATTAATAAAGTTAAACCTAAACTGAGCATTATTTCCATTCTCTGAAATAGGGTTAACATATCCTATTTGACCTAAACTAGCTTCAACCTCTTCTAATATGTAGATTGTAGTTGTCTCAAATAATCCTTCTGAAACTTCAGGTAAATATATTGTACCTGTCCACTTTTCAAGAGTAGAATCATAAGACATGTTTAAGTCATTAGATTGACTGTCAAAGAATTTTAAATTTTCGTATTTAGCCATTATCTAACCTTTTTATCTCTTTTACTGTGCGTATATGATTTGTGTAATTTTAAAGTTGTAACTGCGTCTACAAGATCGCTTACTACAAGCTGAATTAAAGTTACAAAGTCATTCATATACTTGTTTCTAAAAATATATGGCGAAATAGAGTTCTTAAGCGCATTCTCAGTATAGTCGTTTCCTAGATTTTTTCTATTATCAACTGCACCTTTTCTTGCGTCATAGGTTCTCTTTCTTCTAACCTTAAATAAATTAGTATGTAAATCTGCCATTATAGAAGGTTTCTGTTTTTAGCCTGTATTCTAGTGAACACTGTGTTAGGAATTGCAGGTTCATCAAAATAAATTGATAAAGCTGCCATCTCACCGGTCGCTGCTCCATCTTTGACTAAAACATTATCTCTATCGTTCCAGCCTCCTCTAAATAAAGCTATTTCTTCTTTTCCTAAAATAATATCTCCAAAGGAATCTAAATTAATTACATCTTCAGGAAGAGCTGCACCACTTTCAAATGAAACTTGTGTGTTTTTAACGTTTCTTTTAAAGAAAACATATTTTTGTTTTCCATTTCCAATATCTTCAAGAACTGGGGTAGAAGGGGTTACAGTGACAGTTTGAACGGTATAAAATCCTTGTCTTCTTGCGTCTTCTTCAGCTTTAGAAGTAAATCTAACATTTACAGAGTCTATGCCTTCTATTCCTTCTAACAATGCGACAATATCTGATTTAGGAAGTCTGTCTCTTCTTGTGATAGACATTAAATAATCTGATATTTTTGTTCTAATTTGAGTAGATAAAGTTTCTTTGTGATAACCTTCAAAGTATCTTACCTTAACGTCCATTCTAAAATACTGTACACTTGGTTCAACTATCTTAACTTCAGTTGTTACCATCTGTTGATTAGAATTTTCAATTAATTCTAAGATTGCATCTTTTTCTAACTGAGAAAATGTAAATTCATCTACACTTAAGCTAAAGTAATCTTTATCTTTAGTTAATTTTCTTTTAGTATCAGGTAGCATAAACAAATAAATTACATTATCATCGTCTATGTAACCGTCTTCGGTTGTATTGTATGCATCTAAATAAGAGAACATTCCGTATCTTGATAAGAAGTGTTCGTAATTTTCAGGTCTTGCAAGAACAAATGAATTGGATTGTAATGGAGCTATCAATTTAGTTAATTCTAAATTTTCAGGGTCAGCTCCTAATCTAGGTGTAACTGTGAATGAAGACTCTAATAGGTCATTTAAATTATATAGATTTCCTAGGCTATCACTTCCTTCAGTTTCAAATTTAAAAGTAAGGTCTTTTGAACCAATTAAGTTACCCGCTGCGCCGTCTGTTTTAATATACTCGACCATAATTGAAGAACCTGTTGTAGGAACTTTACCAAAAGAGCCGTTTCCAAAATAAATATCTAAACCTCCTGAAATTCCAGTTTTAACCAAGAACCCTTCAGTGTCTTTTTTCATATCATACATAGAATCATACTTCGTCCAAGGAATTGAATTAACAGATACCTTTACATGATGATGGTCTGTGTTCGATTTTGTAATTATGTTAAATGATTGAAAATCTTCTCCTGTTCCCGTTACAGTTTGAGATTCTAAAGTACCTTGTATAACCGGAACAAAAACATATTCAGAATTGCTCTTGTCTATTCTAAATTGATCGTTGTTAGTTCTTAAGATGTAATCTAAGGTGTTATCATTTGACTTGATAATACAATTAGCTGGTATATTAAGAGCATCTCCTGCAAGTTCACTAGCTCCTGATGTGTTTAATCTAAGTTTAATCTCACCTGTAGCTGAGGCACCTCTGAATGGATCGTGACCCGCTAGCCTTGAGAGACCATAAATAGATTCAGGGTTTTGTGCAGTTAATATATTTTGTTCAACTGTTGCGTCTTCTATATAAAAGAAAACTAAACCCGTTAGTTGTTTTAAAACTTGTAAAATTTGTGCAAAAGGAGACGCTGTTGTAAAAAGCTCACCGGTCTTATTATAGACTCTGGTCATATATGCCTTTGTGTCAGCAATCATCTCGTTGACACGAATTCTAGAAGTACTTAAGAAATTATTATCTGCCATTTTTATTTTTTAATTTTATATGTAAACTCCTACTTGATACTTAGAGTCTATATCTATATTTACAAACAACAGGTGACGGTCTACTTCTTCTGTGAAGTCAACATTCACTCTCGTGTTATATTTTCTAGATAGAGGTACAAAGGTTTCTAATTGGTCTTCTATTGTACTTGCTATCATTCTGTCATTATACCTTAAGGCATATACCAGATCGTCTAAATTTGCACCAAAATTAGGTTCTCCCATTACATCTCCTTTTCTTGTAAAAAGAAGAGTTTCGATCTGAGTTAAAAGCTGCGCAATTTCTGAGCCAGCTTCTAATTTATTCTGATCGAAATTAGGGTCTCCAACGTCTCTGATATAGAATTCCATTTATCTATATATTTATTTAAGAATGCATCATCCAGTCGACGCCTTCATCTCCTTTTATTTCTTCAATTACTGCTTCAAGTTCAGTTTCACCTAAACCTTGAATTGCATCTGGATTTACTTCTATATTTCCAGGAAGAGAGTAACCGAATATACTCATCTTTTGCCCAAGAGAAACTTTAATTTTAGCAGCACAATATCTAAAGAATGCTTCATCACCAAACAGTGCACATTCTGGAATTGTTTCGTAAACGTTTAAAACACAGTCTTTCTGAGGGGTCTCTCCTGTAAATTTAAGTTCATGTGTTAATCTACTATAATTATAGCTAATAGGATTATGAAGGATTTGTCTAACTAAATCAAAGTAAGACTCATTAACTACATAATACTGTAAGTTTTCTGCACCTTCTACAAGGTTTGCTCCACCATATAAACCTTGATACATCATTCTTTCGATAGCAAAATCACCAGAAGTAAAGTCAACGTCCATTCCTGCACCATATCTTGTTCCAGTTTCTTGTACACCGTAAACTGAATATACTTCTCCACCTCCTGTTGCAGCGTTCATCGCTGGAAGGGTAAGGCTTCTGCTATTTTTAAAAGCATCTGTTTCAAATACCTCTTTTGGAATTATTAAAAAGTTCTCTTTAACAGAGTACTCATAATTCTTATAGAACCATTTCTTAGCCCTTTTAACTATGTTTTGAACCTCCTTTTTAGGAAGATTCATAGGAATCATACATGAGCCGGTAACATCATCCGCTAATTCGTTAACGAAGTTATTAAAACATTCGCTATCGTAAGAAGGTGGAGTGTTTAACGCGTTATTATCACCTACAAATATATTACTCATTTCTTTACTTTATTTTTCTATTTATTTTATGGTCTTTCCAGAATTTATTTATCGTGTCCTTTAGGTCTTTAAGTAACTTAGTGACTTTTGGCCTATCTTCGTCATTATATACATTAGTCATTTCAGAAGGTATCATATCTTTTAATAAAGAATGTGGAATCCCTCTATATACAAGTGTTTCATCCACTTTTTCAGAAGACTCTTTAATAAACTCGTTAAAATTATTTAAATGTTTCATACTTCAGTATATAGTATCATTTCAGTCTCATTAAACTTGGCGGTTTTCTTATCATACATTCCTTCTCTAAAAATACCACCATACATCGTTCCTTTAAATGTACCTTTTCCGTATATATAGCAGTCTTTTGCTACGACTGAACTGTGTACATAAGAACTTTTAATCTTAGAACCGTTTATTTGTGTAGATTGATAGAAATTACATTCCGTAATATCAGCTCCTTCTACATCACATCCAAAAATATCGCACTGTAAGAGCTCTCCTCTCAAATAACACTTTACGAATTCATAGGCTTGAATATCTACACAATACTCTAATCTTCCTCCTTCAACTTGAATTCTACCAACATCAGAGTCATAATTAATTTTACCCGAAGAAAGGTCGCCGTGTGTAAACAACTTAATAACTCTTTCTCTAACCATAGGCCAATATAAGTCTAATATCTTAGGGTCTTTTTTAAGGTCTACAAAAAATTCAACATTTTTCCAACCTTTTTCAATCTCTCTCCAGTCGTGAAAAGATTTAATCACTCTGTCATTTTTTGCAAGAATTTTTCTAAGCTCTATTGAGTTCATTTGAGTAAACTCCTTTGACTCAGTACTATTCCATAACTGTGTTAAAAATAAATCTAAAACATGAAGTATTTTAGAAGTTTTCTTTTCCCAATCTTGCCCACCTAAATATCTAAATTCTAAATAATTTTTATGTCTCTTTTCAAAGTTAACTCCATAGTACTTAGAGTCAGGAAAAATAAAGTTGTTTGCGTTTATATGATTTCCATCGAATGTATAAACGTCACTCTTAGGTAAAACAAATTTAATTGATTTTGCGTAAGCTGAATTTTCTCTATCTGGAAAAAACTTAAATACTTGAGATTCTTTGAAATCTAAAATAAATTTTAAGACGTTCATTTTAGATATTCTATACTTATCACCTATCTTATTCTTGTCAAATGAAAGATTCAAATGTATTGAAGACCTGTCATTAGTGTAACCGTTTTTAGAAATCCAATCACAAACCCTGATAATCATAAGTCTTGCGTTGTGATAAGGTAAGGCACCTGTAACTAATTCCATTAATTTAGCACCTCCACTCATATCAGGCTCGAGCTTAAACTCTTTATCAGTTACCTCAAAATCACTATGAGCCTTGTCTTCTACTCTGATTTTCTTACCTAACAGAGAACCGAGTTCTTTTGCAGTTTTCTCAATACTAAGATTAGAGTAAAACTCAAACTCTACTCCGACAAGAGCATTTGACAGAAATTTAGATTCAGTTATGTTATTCATTCTAGAATGTATACTTAAGTTGGTTTATATATCTCTCTAAAAAGAAGAAAGCCTGGTTATCGCCCAGGCTTCCACTCTTAAAAAAATCTAAGTATCTTTTAGTAAATATACAAAAAAAATACGACCCGGAAAAATTTTAAGCTGACTTTTTTACAGCTTTAAGAAAACTTTTCTGGTTTCTTCCTCTATTCTTGATATTTCAACATTAACAGTATTACCCTGCTCGTACTCTTTTATTGAATTTTCAGGAAGTTCTGAGATGTGAAGTAATCCTGCAACACCGTCTTCAATTTCTATAAATACACCATAATCTTTAACGGATTTGATTTTACCATCAACTCTACATGGTGTAGAGTATTTTTTAGAAACTCCATTCCAAGGATTTACTCTCTCAACTCTTTCAACTTGTGTTAACGTTATTTTCGTATTACTAATAATATCTTTAATCTTAAATTCTATTTCTTCACCTGGCTTAATGTCTTGTTTCTTGTGTCTTTTTAAGTATTCTGGAGATAGGTCATTTATATGAATCATACCAGTAAGACACGTGTTAAATTCAACAAAGACACCATACTTAGCGCTTCCAGTTACATGACCCTTTTGAGTATTTTCAAGGTCACCTTTTAATTTTTCTATTTGACCAGGAATCATTGCCTGTAAATACTTTCTATGAGAAACAACAATTGTAGACTTTTCATTTGAGTATGTTACAGGAACAAAATACATTTCTTGTCCAATGATCGATTCAAAATCATGAAGCTTGTTAATACCTGCTAAAGAACCTGGCATAAAACACTCAACTCCTTGAATATCTACCATGTATCCTCCACCCGGAATCATCTTTAAGACTTTACCTACATAGGCTGTATTACCTTCTTCTATAGAAGCTAGAATTTCGTTGAATTTAGCAGTTGCCATTCCAGCACCAATAGAACCTATGACAAACCCTCTCTTGTTAGAAGATTTATCAGAAGTTACTTCTACATCAACCAACATTCCAGCTGCAATGTTTTCTCTGATTTCAGAGTCTTCTCTGTTTAAATCAATGTAAACATTTTCTCTGTACCCTATATCAACCGAAGCCCAGTGGTCTTCGATTGCATATATTTTACCTGAATAAGTTTGACCTATTTGAACATTAAAGACTACACCACCATCTCTGTCGTGGTTTTCATAAAGGTCTAAAAGTTCTTGGGCGTAAGGTTCTCTAGAAAATACTTTTACTCCTTGTGGAGCTTTAATGTGAGGATTTGGTTTTCTAGTTTTTGTTGGGCAATGTGCCTCATAAGCATCCCAGTCAAATTCTTCTGTTTCGATCTGAGAGTCTAAGATTTCTTCAATCATTTATATTTTTTTAAAGGTTAAACTGTAAATTATACTTTTTATATATCCGTTAACGCAAATAGGGTTTAAAAAACGGTCGGCATAAAACCAATCATAGGAACAGGTCCTCCGGGTGTAGTGATTCCTCCTAAATATATGAATTTTAGTTCTAACAAATGTAAGCTACATGCAGCTGCCACCGCAGTCGCAACCTTATTCGCAGGAGGCCTATGTAAACCTGCAACTTTAAATTTCTTACCATTGTTCCATGCTTTTCTTAGGTTGCCTGCTAATTTACACTTGTCTCCATAATATATTGGGGCATATATACCTCCCAGTGGAGCAGTAGTGTTACATGGTGGAATAGGTGGAGATTTCTTTAAAGGCTGAACAGCACAGCTTTTCCAATAATCAATAATAGTTTCTGCCATTAAATCATATCCATCGCCTTGGCAACCTCCTACTCCACCTTCTTGTTCAAATTCCTTGTTACTAACACATGCAGTTAAAGTATTAAACCATTTATCTCTTTCTATTTTATGTCTGTCAACCTTTTTTCTTCTAACATTAATCTCTTGAAAGTTTCTATTGTTGCCTATTGTAAACCCGTCAAGGTCTTTATCGTACGTAAATGCGGCTATGAATTTAGTATCTAACCAATCTGGTAAATCAGGGTCAAATTCAGAATCAGGTTGCCACGCGTATTGATTTATCTTGGAATTATCTCTAATATCCTTTATATCATGTGCATTATAGATTTTATCTAAAGTTGACTGTACATTTCTAGTTAGTTGTGATTGATTGGTGCCAAAAAACCCTTCATCAATAAGTTTTTGATTTACTGTTTTCTGCAACTCTTCAATCTTCTTCCAAGCTAGTTTTCCTATATCTCTAGGATAACTTCCATAGGCGAAAGAGTATACGTCATCTAAGCTTTTTGCCCAATCTTTAAACTGCTCGCTTTCATCATTTTGTAGAAGAACTCTTTCAACAATAGCGTCTGCTAAAAATTCTTTAAAGTCTTTATTGTTTTTGTTTCCTATATTTTCTCTAACTATTTCAGGAAATTTAGGAGTAGGTTCATTTTTGTCAGACTCATCTTCTAATACATTTACAATAGTTGATTTTCCTACCTCATCGATGATGGCGGTCACAGTCTTATTAATATCTTTGATAAAATTACCTTCACTATCAAAAACAGATTTAAAGGTATATTGATATTCACCAGATTGTACTGAAACTGGAACAACTAAAATACCATTCTCATCAGCTGCGGCTAAAGGCTGGTCTTCTCCGTTTATTGAATATAAGAATTTATAGTCAACTCCTTTTGTAAAACCAAGTATCGTCATAGTAGCGAAAAGACGCTCTTTATTTTCAGCTTCATTAATTAAGCCTTGTTCGTCTGCTATTTTTTCAGAGATAAAATCTTCCATGTTAATTCCACCTGTAAAGTCAATTTCATCAGTATATGGTACTGGGCATAATGAAGGAAATAAAGGAAAGTATTTAAACTTACTATATGTATGTGTTTTGGTGGGATTGCCACTCGATCTGTAATCTACATACTCGACGGTAGTATCTTTACTCTGATCGATACAATTTAATATGTCGCATGCAACGTCTGTCTTGAAATTAGGAACTACCGTAGGCTCGTTAAATTCGGCAAAAGCCGGCATTGTGAATTTATCATCAAACTCAATTCTTTCGTTTTCATAGATTTCTTTAAAAGCCTTTTTAAACCCATTATCTAAAATTGCTTTTTGACCAGGAACATGAGTATCGCCGAAAGGAGATTGAGCTTTACCATTGACCGCATTAAAATACTCAGTTGCTACGAAAAGTGCAAACTCATCTCTGCTATCTGGGCCAGATGATTTAGAATTACTGACCAGTCTGTCTGACACGTTCTTAATAAATGTAGGCCACTGTGCAGGCATTCTTACTTATTTTTTTGTTGATAATCAATGTGCTTACTTTTAGCAGTACTAATAAAAATAGGAGTAGGTGGCAGTGGAGCTCCAGAAGGACCAACACCAGTAGGGTGGGTGTGAGCTTTATAGTCGTCTAACCATGCGTTTAACCACTCTTCAAGAGAAACACCTCTTACGGCAGGTTGACTTTCATCTTCACTGTCTTCACCTGTGTTTGAGATAAAGATGTTTCCTGAATCTAAAAAGATTTTTTCATCGGAAGAAACTTTAATAATACCATTTTCATCTAATTGAATTATTGGTCTTTCTTTAGCACCTTCACCTCTTGTAATTACAAGACCATCCTCTTTAGAATGATATATCCTTATATTTCTTTCTGCATCATATACTAATGATACTACATTATGTGGTTCAGCAGAGGCATCTAGAATGTCTTCCTTTAACTCTTTATTCTGATTAATTTGAAACCAATACTCAGGGTGATAAAGGTTACCGTTGTCAAATCTGACTGCCACAATATCTCCTACTCTAGGAATTGAATGTGCTCCAACGTGGTCTCTATTCATAGGAGTTGCCCATGGAATAGCTTCATCGGGTAAATTATCAAACTTACCTATAACCTTTACTTTACATCTTCCTAAATTACTTGGGTCTTCGTTGTCGATAACCTCACCTAGCCAATGAGTTTCTCTTAAGTTGTCTCTTAATAATTCCTTATCCGTCGCCATCGTGTATATTTCCTAAAGATTCTCTGGCAGCGCTATTTAACGCGTCTCCGATGTTAGTTCCAGGAGGAACGCTGTCAGCGAAAACGTTATCAAAAATTTGTTGAGAAACCTCTCTTTGTTGGCTAGGAAGATCGGTTGCGCTGTCTACTCCTTGAACAAAATCTTGATAAATGTTTTCAAAATTGGGTGTATTTCTTCTAACTATGTCAGAAGCCTGTTGTTTTAACTCTTGTACTTTCTGTTGGCCCATTCTTTCTAAATCACCAACTGCTCTTTCTGCTAAGTCATTTAACTTTTCTTCTCCTTTAGACAACAAGTAGTCTTTTAAACTTCCATGTTCTAGGTCTTCAGGATCGTATGATGGTGCCTCTTTTTCATCGTTTCTAGAATCAACTATCATACCGTTTAAGACTCTAGCATCAACTTTATGTAATTGCTCGTATGTAAAATCTAACGTATTAACGGCGGCTCCTTCAGGATTTTTAGATAAGTCGGCAAACGGGGTTGCTCCACTATCTAATAACCATTCACAATATCCTAGTTGAAAATAAAAGAATGGTCTACCTTTACTTCCTGATATTCCAGTATTACTGTTTTCAATTCCAAGCGAAGGTTTAAAGTTACTAGGAAACTCTCTTAAACTTTCTCTATTCGCCTTTGGTAAACCTCCAATAGTTGGTTTAGATTGATTTTTAATTTGTCTAATTTCAGTTACATATATTCCAACTGAAAATTTTCTAAGGTTAGCAGGTAAAACATAAGTCCACTTTTCATCATCCCATACCGCTTTCTTATATAAGTGCATTAGACCTGCAATAGGTAGATTTAAACTTTCTAGACATGCAATACTAATAGCAGCATCATCTCCTCCCCAATAAGCATTCATTTTATTGTACTTAACTAATCTATCTAAACCTGATAGGGTCTGAAAAGTCCAAGGCAATTCTGAATTAATTTCGAAAAGAGCCTTTTTAAAGTTTTGAAGAGCCTCTAACTTTTCTTCCCATTTAGTAGCATTTACATTATTACCGTCTATTAGGTTTTCTTGCATCCACGCTTCGGCTGCACCTGAAAAAAGAGGTGACTTTGCAGGATTTGACCTATCAAATAATAGGACAAACGAAAGGTACGTCGGGTCTTGATAAGGGTATCTCTTATTAAGCCTTCCTTTTCTAAAATCTAATCCTGTCTTAAAGTCTGCCATGTCTTATATATTCATTTTAGTATTAGCCCATATTGTTCAATCTACCAGGCCACTCTCTTCTATATAAAGTTAAAGTTTGTCTTACTTTTTCATCAGCTCCTTTATATGTTATCTTCATTCCGCCTATTACATAGAATCCGCTTAAGAATTCATCTAAAACTGAAGGGTCTTTGATTTCATCTTCTCTGTCGACTTTATCTTTTACCTCAAACCCTTTTTCTTCTTTGGCCTGTTTAACTGCATCTGCGGCTGCAATCTGCTGTTGAGTTTCTCCAAAGATTGCAACAGGAACCTTTTGCCATCTATGTAAGTTAGGTGAAAATCCATTCAGCTGAAGTATTAGTTTGCTCTTAGTTGCCTCTGTCATGTTCTGATGATTATGAACAGCGGCAAAAGAATAATTTAAATGTGTGCTAGAAGTTTCAGGGTCTGCGTTCTTTCTACCAGCGTACTTATACTTTATTTCTTTTTTGTAAGTTTCTTCACCTCTTCTGCCTTTTTGAGGTTCTTCAATATCTTTTAATTCCTTACTAGATAGAGGTTCCATTTCAAAACTAACTACACCTTCTTCAGAATCATCTTCAAAATACTGTAGCACTCTTTTGTATCCATTCTTTTTGGCAGCTGTTCCAGCATCTTGTCTAAGAGAATATCCTGATACAAAAAAGTTGGTTCCTTCTATTTTACTGTGATTTGTTAAAAGCAAAGGACCTTCATCTTTGTCTTCTTCAGAATCTCCACCAGCCTCTTCATTATTAAAGTTATCAAGTAAATTTGCAAATGTAGTTTCAATATCTTCAGGGGAATCCATTAACTTATTTAAATCTACATAGTTTAAATAATAGTAAGGGTCGATATTATATGTTTGAAAACTTTCTTCACTTACGTAGGAGTGTTTAATCAAATTATCGATTACGTCACACATAGGCTCATAGCCAACTATTAAATTCATCTCGTCATCGGAAGAATCTATGTTAGTTGCAAGACCTAATCCTAAATCAGTAGACAACATTTCAATATGGTCCAAAGAAGTTCCTTTTCCGAGAGCTTTACAATCTTCGGCATACATTCCTGGTATTTTCATACGACCGGTTAAATTAAACTTAGCTCCACCAGTACCTTTATCTATGGCATTTTGTTTTGGACCAGCAACACTATCAATATCAAAATCTATTCTAATATCTTTAAAGGTATCAACCTGTCTTGAAGCTATTCTAACATTAATGACATCCCCATCTCTAGGAAACTGATCGGCCATAAGACCTGCTTGACTATCAAGAAGTGTCAAAGATATTGTAGGAATTTTATTTTCAAGGTCTATAACCATAGACTGAATATCTTCATCGTGAAAAGTATAACCATTGATAACTATCAAAGGAGCTTCGTTACCGTAACCCTGTGAAGTTTTACTACCACCTTCTTCCTCGTTATACGCTTTGTACTTTAACTCGTCGAGTTTAATAGTAGGTTCAGTAATTGTAAGTATATGATTGTCTAATGCCATACTCTAAGATTTAAATGGTTATTGTTCCACCGTTAATTTGGATATTCTTTTCATCTGTCTTTAAAACGTTTGGAGGAAGAATTTCCTTTGAACCATTTTTCTTAAGTGAAGCCTTTCTTTTTAGATATTCAATTCTGTTTGCATCTTTAGCAGGTAATCTTTTAGTATCTATGAACTGGTCTCTTACCGCGTTTTCAATTCTCTCACTTTGACCAATTTCCTTAACTGGTTTAAACGTCTTTAAAACGGTTGTATTAGCTGGTATTTTAAGTACATCACCCTCTTTAATAGTAAAAGGATTTGAAATGCCGTTAAACTTTAAAATATAATCCACATAGTTATCGCTTCTGTAATACTTTAAAGAAATTAAATCAATTCTACAAGTTTCATCAGATTCTACTATATGCTCATCTATAACTGGTGTATTATCAAAATTAAACAACAATGTAGGATGTGTCATTCTAATTTTATCACCAATAACGAGTTTATTTTTTATAGTTCTAAAATCCATTATCCGTTACCTATTTTTCTAAATTCAGAATTTAATGGGTTAGAACCACCGCTTCTATCCTTGTTACCATATTGACTTACGTCGTATGTATCGTTAATGTCAGCTGCGTCTGATGGTTGTAAGTAGAATCTACCTCTTCCGGCGTTAAACATTGATTCGATGTCTGCTTTATCTCTAGGTCTACCTGGTTTTAATGTAACTTCAACAAACATTTTTTCAGGAAAATCCTGTAATCCCATTGGACCATCAAAACTAACTTTAGTTCCTGTACATGCAAGGTTTCCTATAACCATAATAGGATTTAATGGATTTCCAACTGTAACATGCCATTGTCCAGTTGGGTCACCTGTTAAAAGTGAGTTAGCAACTTGTCCACCTTGTGGCGAATTAAATAATTTTTGAAGAGTACCTCCAATTAAATTATTAAGAACCTTTGAATCTTTTCCTTCGAAAATACCCGCTATATCTGAACCAACTCCTTTAAACATTCCACCTAAATCACTAACTACAGATTTTAAAAAGCTACCATATTTACCTTCTCTTAATAGACCTAAATCTCCTAGAGGCTTTCCAACAGAACCGTCTCCAATATATCTAACGGCACCTCCCCAGAAAGGAGCTGTGTTGTATGTTAGGGCCATTATGTTGGCCAATTGGTCTAACATCATAATTTTAGGATTTGCTCCTGCAAAACTTCTAAGCTCATATTCAAATTTGAGAGTAAACTCTTGACTCATCGTCATACCTTGCTCTCTGGCTAAAACTTGCTTAATGACGTTATATGGTCCGAATACGTGGTTAGGGTAAGTAGCCTTAAATGCATCGTAGCCGGCATTAGCTTCTCGAGTTGCAGATTCATAAGCTCCTCTACCTTCAGCTGCATTAGCACCTGCCTTTAACAGAGCACTACTATTAAAAAAGCTACCAAAGGCACCACTCTTTCCTTTTCTCTGGCTTTGAAGGTCCTGAACATCTGCAGTCTCTTCTTTCCAATTAATACCTGTATCAAACTTAACTATTTCTGTAAATGGATTTCCAGGAGCTTCTCCCATCCAAGTAACAGCTCTAGCAATATCTGGTTGTTGTAGCTCTTCCATCTTTCCATCAGGTCCAATTCCCTGTGGAGTTACAATATCGTCTGGACATGGAAAAGGAAATCTACGAAGAGTAATCATCATGTTGTTAGGAATCCTACCAAAGTATTTACATAGTGCAAAGTCAGAGTAATTGTATCTATAACCTAAATTTGCTCCTCCTCCGCTTCCAGTTTTTTGACTAGTAATTTCTATTATCTTGCTAACCGTCGGGTTTTGAAGAGTTTCAGGGTCTATTTTATTGTATTCTATTTTAGCATTACCTTTTCTAGAACCTGTCAAAGGAGTACCTCTATAATTAGCTAAAGAGTATTTATTAAATACAGCATAGGGTCTAGGACCATCTGTAATACTCATACCTGCTGAAGGGCCTGTTTCAGGCTTATATTCAACTGAATCAAATTCTTTAGTGTAATAAACACTACGCAATCCTTTTACATCTAGTGTATTCGTATCAGTTTTACCTGCCAACTGTAAAGTATTGTCAGTTGTCAAAGAAGACTTTAAAGTGTTAGAAGAACCCTCAGGTTTTCTATGAACACCATCCGAAGACTCTAAATCAAAAAATTCGGCTACCTGAGTAGCAGTAGGTATTTCAATTCCAAAAGGCATAAGTAAGAAATATATTTCAAACTATATATCCCTATCTTTCTAGTTTATCGAGTTCGTCAGAGGTAGGTCTATAAAAAAGTTTATTAAAAAAGTTTTTTATCTTAGGTTCCCTTTCTCCTAACATTTTTTTAAGGTGTGCTTCAAAAATACCCCTTGTACGATAAAAGTAATTTCCTTTAGAGTAGAAGTTGCGAGTTGTCATATCATAAAGGTCTTTAAAATTCTTTTCCACAAGAAAATCCTGTATATCATTAAACAAAGAATTCATTTCTTTATAGGTTTTAACACACATCACCGAGTCAACTACAATCATATAAGCTTCCCAATTAGAGTCAATGGCCGCTTGAAAATCTGCCATCGATTTATAGTTGGTTCTTTTAAAAGAAAATCTTGTAGTTTTACCAGTAAAGGTTTTATCAAACCTCATATCAAACAAATATCTCTTTAAGAATTCTAAATCATCCCAGAATTTAGTTATTCTTATTTGATACCTGGGCATTTGTTCATCAAACTGCACGTCATGAATAATAGCAGTGACAGGAAAAACGATATGTGAGTGGCGGGAATTAGATATTAAAGCATGTATTTTCTCGCCTTTCGAAAAAAGCTGGTGTCTTATCATGATTCAATAAACTTGACGTTATCGAAATGGTTGAGTACTCCTTTCTTAGGATAGTCATCTCTATTAATAATAACCAGGTTATATTCATAGGATATTTCCTCTTCACACGATTCGTCCATTATTTCCTTTAAATTAGTAACGGTCTCGCTATCTAGATTTTTAAATAAGTATATTAGATTGACATGTGGCTTGTTGCCATTAAAGAAATTATTTATTTCAGAAGTGATGTTTATTCCAATAATGTTAGGGTGTGGTTCTTCTCCATAAGGATCGGATTTAATCAACTTAGTTTTAATAGCGACATAATCAACTATCTTTGAATCTGACCCATAACACCTAACATATTTATTGAACTCCTTTTTAGAGTTACACCAAACACAGTCAACTGTATAGTTTTGTTCCATTATGGTTTAATCAATCCTTTAAGCCTTTGTATTTCGTTGCTTAAGGATTCAATCTTCATTTTTATTTCAGAGTTGGTAGGTGTATAATTATCACCCCAACCTTCAATGATTTTTATCTGCTCTCTTGTACGAGAATTGCCAAAGTCTACGCCGACATCGACACAAAGTTCATTGATAAACTTAATCTTATTCTTGTTGCCGCCTTCTATTTCATAAACAACAACAGATTCGAATGTTTCTCCAGCTGCGTTTATATTGTCATCAGTTATTTTTTTAATGACACCGTTATCAGCTAGCTCTAAACTAATTTTTTGCATTTAACCTACTTCTTCTTTTTTCTTCAGCTTCTTTTCTTAAAGCCTTAGCTTTCTTTTTATCTTCTCTATAGGTTTCTTTATCTTTAATGGCAAGAGAGGCCCAAGCTTCTTCTAATAAAGCTATTTCTTCTTCGTTATATCCAATCTCTCTCCATGTATTTTTAACACCTTTTCTACCTTTACCAGTCTCTTCGTCATAGTTTCCTTCCAGAATAATTTCTAACTGTTCACTTATACTATCTTCAACTCTTTTTAGATGTTGATCGTGTAAGTTTAAGCCTTCTTCTCTTCTTTGCTTATACCACTGAATAGCGTAAGGGTGAAAGCGTGAATACATGTTTTTAACTTTTAAAAATGAAGAAGCTCTAAATTGAGCTCTTCTTTGCATTCTTGAATATGTAGTTCTTTTAGACATTGTAATAGTTTTTAATGTAGTTAGTTACTTCTTCTTTTAGGAATTCTTGTAACTTATTTATCTCTATTTGGTCGATAGCACTTTGAGTGATTACATCAATAAGTTCAGATGAATCATCTTCAAACGTTTCATTTAACATAGAGAAAATATCTTTACTAGGAATGTTTAAACCGAACGTTGTTGAAAAACTTTCTACATTTTTCTTTGATAACTTAGAAACTAATTGCTTCAGTGGATTATCAACTTTAGAAAGGTTGGAAGGAGTTTTAGGAGATGAAACTTGAATAGTAGCCTTTGGAGCTTCAATAACTGTTTCAACGCTTTCTTCTATTTTAGCTGCAATTTCATCACCTCCCGGAAAAGGTAGATTTCCATCTTTAACTTCTTCTAAAAATTCTTTTACTACATTTTTAAAGATTTGACTTCCGTCTGTAAAGTATAGGAATTGGTCGTCTTCCTTATCTACTTCAACAACTTTACCAAAGTTATCTCCTTTGACCCATTGGTACTGTTTAATTTCTTCTAACGTATCGTTTGACATAATTTGTTTATTTTTATACAATAAATTTAAAATCTGTTTAAACCAACTCGTAGAACGGTTCTTTGCTTTTTTCATATCTTTCCATAAATTTATCTAAGAAATCAATGCTTTTTACCGAACCTATAAAGGCTTCTCTTTTTCTAATATATGCAAAGTAAAAATCATCACTTCCATACTTAGACAAATACTCTGTTAAAACCTCTACATCAGGGGCATGTAATTTATTAAATCCCATTTCTATCTACGATTAATTGTTTAACTTTAATACCTGCGCTTTCTAACAGGGCGATACCTGTCATATCTCGGTAATCTTCACAAAAATAAACCTTCTTTACACCTGCTTGAATAATAAGTTTAGCACAATCAAAACACGGACACGTTGTAGTGTATAATTCAGAATCTTCAGAAGATAATGTTGATTTTGCAATCTTCATCAATGCGTTAGATTCTGCATGTAAAACTTCTTTCTTAGTAACGTCATGGGCTTCACAACAATTATCAAATCCATGTGGAGTTCCATTGTAACCTGTAGAAATTATTTGATGATTTTTAACTACAATACATCCTACCTGCCTTCTTTCGGCATAACTTAGCTTGGCTATCTCATAAGCCATGCTCATATAAATTGGTTCTGACTGTACTTTAGGCATAAAAAAAGTCTATGTATTTATTATTATACATAGACTTTTTAAAAAGTTTAATTGATAAAGATTAAGCTTCTTCTTCAGATTCTTCAGAGTGACCAGCATTTCCTGCCATCTCTTTCATCTCTTCCATTTTCTTAGTGTAAGCTTCTACCATCTGGTTACATGCAGATTCATAAGCTTCTACTGAATACTCACCTTCGTCTTTCATTTCTTTAAGAGCGTCAGCTGCGGTCATAGCTATTAGTGCAGCGTTTTCTTTCATGTAAGTTTCAACAGTATGCTCATCGTGTGCATCTTCTTCCCATGCTTTAGCTTCTTGCTTTACAGCTTCATAAGCTTCTTTTATCATGTCAGCTACAGTTGCAACAGCAGCTACTTTATCAGCAGACATTTTTTCTTCAGCTTCTTCAGCTTCTTCATCTTCGTCATCATCATCGTCATCGTCGTCATCATCATCATCGTCATCAGATTCTTCTTCCTCTTTGACTTCTTCTGATTCAACAACTTCTTTAGCTCCTTCTTCGCCGTCAACGATTTCTCCTTCAACTTCTGAAGATTTGTCTTCCGCTCTATCTGTAGCGTCATCCATTTCTTCTCCGTCGAATTCTTCTTTTTCAGTTTTGTCAACTGGTTTTTCAGAAGGCTCTAAACCAGCTTCTTTACCTTCAGCCTCTTCAACTGATTCTTCAGTGTGACCCTGTACTTCTTCAGCTTCTTCTTCAGAATGCTCTTCAGGAGTACCAGCGTCTACCACATCTTTTTCAATTTCTTCAGCTCTATCCATTTCGGCTAGAAACTGTTCGAATGATTTTAACTTTGCCATGTTAGTTTAATTTTGGTTTTTTGTTCTTATTTTCTATATATCTTATTATATTAGGTAATTTTCTAAAGTATTAGAGAGTGTCAATTTTATTATCTTTCATCCACTTCTCTAACTTTTCAACAGCTGCATTAAATAACCTGCTTCTGTTAGTATCTTTTCCGTGATTGTTGAACCATTCTTTAGTAATATAGTATGCAGGCTCTACGGGTTCGTCATTAGCAATCATATCTTCGACCATCTTACTTAATCCTAATGCAATCATTGCACCTTCCCAGAAAATAGCAGTGTAGCCTCTTATATCATTCCATTTATCATTAAGAAATTGACTACCTTCTTTACCAAATTCCCTATCCCTAAGCTTTTTATCAGCATATATCTTAAATAGCTTATCTCCTAAAGAATTAGTCCATATAGACATGTTATGATGCTCTCCGTCATAGACTTTGTCCATCATCCCTGCTTTAATAATTTCTTTACGTGTTTTTTCTATCCATTTAGGGTATTTAATTTTACCATTATCTTTAACCCACCTATCATAATCATATTTGCTAACACTCTCATTAACGGATATAAATTGTTCAAATAATTTAATATGCTTAAGTTGTCTACTCTCAGATTTCATATTGTCAATCTCTTTAGATTTTTTCATAGCCCAATCTACTCCTTCATCTCCTCCCCAAATTAACCAAGAAACATATCCTCTATCTTTCCATGGTTCGTCTTTATGTTCAGGTGCTATTGATGAGTTTTTACGGTGTCTATTAAAGGAAGCCATTCTCTTTACAGTATCTGCAGAAATCTTTTCACCTTTAGCAAGTTGATGTGCTCTTTGCCATCCAACCGCTGTTCCTGCATCTACCTCATCTCGGCCATACTTTTCCTTCCAATCAATTGCTTGTTGGGCATTCTTCTTTGCAGCAGCAGGATAATCGTTGAATGAATCTTCCATTATTTATTTAATCTTTTTAGTATATCTTCGAAGTTAAGATTAAAAGAATAACCTGCTCCTTGCCAAGAGTAGTCTAATTCTACTGTAAAGTTTTGTCTAAATTTCTTTAACTGGTCATTAATCATATCTTCAATATCTTTACCAATTGCAGTATGAGATTGTCCGCTTGCGATTAATTTATCTAGGTCTTTACTAGTAGAAGCCATCGCTAACCAGTTAGCTTTTCCGGACTGATGAGTTATTCTAAACTTAACAGCGTGTGACATATCATCTCCATGAACGACTACTAGAAAATGCTTTTCATTTATGAAATCTTCGAATTTATGTACCATTATTTACTGCAAGTACATGATGTGCAGCCACAATCTTTTCCACAAGTACAAGAGTTACAATTACAATTCATGTTACTAAATTTTATTTTTACTATATATCAGCTTTACATGGCCTCTATATATGATATTATTTGATTTATCTTATTTATATCGGATGTTGTTTGTAATTTAGTTTTAGCCCTGTTCAGGGATTCCAGTGTCCACACTCTAGTTTGACCATCGTATATTACCATTTCTTGATAATTGTTTTGAAGTCTGTCTAAAACATAGTCAAGTGAAAAAGAAGAAACTTTATTTAATATACTAGGATGTGAATGTGTAACTAAAGACTCAATATCTTCATATACTGCCATTCTATTATTAGGCCTGTTCACTATCATTTTTAAACCTGAAGCAGCAGCAACATACTTAAAGCCGTAATTATCAAGTTCATTTAAAAGATATTTACTTTCAAATGTAGTTGTTCTACCGTAATTACCAATAAATCCCATGTACATCCACTCTGCTCCATTTTCTATAAGATTATCAATCTCTGTAGTTTCATCTCCATTATCTCTACTTCTTCTAACAGTATTACCTACAAACCACACAGGATCGAGAACAGATTCAAAGTTTCCATCTGATTCTACACCGTCTACAACGATATCGAAAGTTCCCCATTCTTTATTCCTATGAAGCATTATATGCTGCATATAAGAGATAGACAACCATCTCATAGTATTAAATGACTCTTGGAAATCATCTTCACCGTGTTCACCTGGATGAATCTGTCCTTCTGTTAACTGATTCCAAAATACTCTCTTCATTCTTACCCAATTCTGGTCAGATGGATGTGAAAGATAATTTTGATATGCGGCCTCACACTCAGAATTATTATTTAGTAAAAGTTGAATAGGCTCATCTGGCATCCAGTCTCTATTAGAGCCGTCTATCATCCATAGAGGTAGCTGAAAAGGAACTTTAATGTGTTTAAAGTCCCATGAGTTTATTTCAGAAACACTTAAATTGTCAAAATCAAAGGATTGAGAAAAGACATACTCACTCACAGTAGAGTTACCAGGTTGAAACACGACATTGTCTAATCTATCTGTATAAGTATCTCTAAGAGATTTAATATATGCTGTGACATCTAATGCGTCTTGTTCACTAACATGTTGAAAAGCTCTATCAAAAACCTGATTTTCAAAATCTATAGTTTTGGTAAAAACTGCCAAGTCATATCCATCATCCGAAAAGTGACACTGCATACACGTCTTACCTTCAGTATCTTTAGAAAACATATAAACAGATTTACCTCTATTAGCGTCTCCTAAAATATCAACTTGCTCAGATATGTTTTCTGGATTAATTGTAATAAGTTCTTCCTTTTGACAGGCAGAAAGGACTAATAAAAGACTAAACAGCCTCAGCGAATTCATTGACATATTGTAAAAGTGCTAGTTCTTTTGCTTTTGCTTCTAGTTCAATATCTAGGTCCATACCATAGGTATTAATATAGTCGTATACATAATCGGCATGTGCACGTTTATTACCTTGTGATTCGTCTTCATATATTTGTTTACATGAAGAATAGTGGCAAAGTTGTCTGATTCCTTTAGGCCATGTTTTAGCTGCAAGTTTTAAGGCATCTTCTTCTGGCATAGGGTCTTCGTAACACCAGTGATGGTGATAGTCAAACGTAATAGGAGTTTTACCTGTAAGTAAATGAATGTCATATAAATCTTGTACAGAATACTGTGCAGTCTTGTCGTCGTTTTCAATAACAAGGCGATTTGCTGCACCAGGTACAAGTCTTTTAAAATTCTTTGCAAACCTTTTTTTAGTAGCTTCCTTATCGTCATAAGTACCGCCAATATGTATGTTAATTGCGGCTTCAGGAGATTGAGGTAATTCTAGCATATCCATAATTTCTGAATGCTGTCTCAAATCTTTAAGAGCTTTCTTTACTACGTTTTCATTAGGTGAAGCAAGAACATTGAATGGACCAGGGTGAAAGGTTAACCTTTGACCATAGGATTTTGCAAGTTGACCTGCACCTTTAAGTAGATTTTTAATAGTTTTGTAATTAGGTAAATCTGTGAATTCATATTCAGACATCCAAGGGAACATATCACTTGACATTCTATAAAGCGTGATACCATTCCTATGATTCCACTTGATAATCTCAATCATGTCGCGAATGTTATCTGCCGCAAGCTCAGATGCATAAGAAATACCTTTTTCTTGAAAGGTTCTCTTAATCATTTTCCTACCTACGTAGATGTTTGATTCTTTTTTAAGGGTCATGTTGATACAACAATAACCATAGCGTGTACTCATATAGTTTATATTAAAAAATTCATATTTGTTTTATTAAGCTTCTTATACCTCTCTCGGCATCAGCTGCTTCTTCTAAAGTAAATACGTCGGTGTCTAAAAACATCATTCCACACGACGTCTCTACAATTAGTTTATCGTCTGTCACATGTAGGCCTGAAATTCTATATACTGTAGAATCTTCAAGTCTTACAATATGTGACGTATTTTCTATTCTTCTTGCTCTTTCTTCGAGAGTCATCTACCATTCCTTTTCAAATTTATACCAGTGATCGGCTGAAGCACAATCTCTAAAGGCGTCTTGAATAATATAGTCAATGTCTTTAGCACTAAGAGTTTTCCACCAGCCTCCAATGATACCGGCTAACAGTGCTTCTCGAGAGTCTTCACTCATACCATCAGGATTCCACTTTTCATTTTTTCGGGCAGCCGCCGTAATGGCACTGCAACACCTGTACAAAATATCCTCGTCGCTACTTGCCCTAGAACCCCAGTAATATCCCCAGCCGTCTTTAGGAAATTTATCAAAAATCTCTTGTTCGCTGTGGCGCATTCTAAATAATCCAATAAGAGTTAAAAGTTCTTGTCCGATTGCTGTTTTAGCAGGGGAATTCCATGAAATCCCGTTACATTTAATATCTGTTACTTCCATTAATTAAGAATTATTTGTGATTTATCGATTAATGTATTTACCCAACCTAATCCAAAGCTGTCATGCCAAACCTTTAATTTAACACATCCATTTAAATTTGGATCGAAGTCACATTTGTAGCTTGGTTCAATAATTACTCCTTGGTCTAATTTACCCCATTTGTCAATGAAGCTTACTTTTTGATTTTTTTCTAGTGTCATATTTTATTATTAGTATACAGCTAATATACTAAATTCCCGCGACAAAAAAAAATTTTTAAGCAATTATTTCCAAAAAATTTGAATGCAGATAATAGCAAGAGCTAAAATAACACAAACGGTAGTTTTTGTGGTAATACCTTCTCCCATCAATAACCATGTTAAAAATGCAAAAGAAGTAATACCCATTGAGAATCCGATAAATCTACCAGGCCATATTAGACCATCATAGTGTTGAGCAACCAGGGCAGTTGCATTAATAAACATGTACGAGATTATAGTACCTAGGCCTATAGATAATAACCATGGATGATTTTTAGCCCATGTGCTGATGAATTGTCCGTTGGTTTGAAACCAAATTAGAATCTGCCCTCCTAGAAAGAGTAGCATTCCCAGAATAAGTCCTCTCAAAATAACTGATTTGTAGTGGTTAGTAAATGTGAAATAAAAGAAGGTCTGTGTTCTTCAGTAGGTCCACTTTCCTTTATTGCCGTGATATGTTGTTTTGTTCCGTAACCTTTGTTAGAATTCCATCCATAGCCGGGAGTCTGCTCGTCCTTCTCCTTCATATAAGAGTCTCTTTCAGTTTTTGCAAGAATCGAAGCAGCGGCGATAGAAGTGTATTTATTATCTCCACCTACTATAGTTTCAAATGGCTTTCCATCAAATCCATGAAACTGATCGCCATCTACTAAAATAAAATTAAAAGGATGCTCCTGACATGTTTTAGCCAGAGCGATTCTCATGCCTTCTAAGGTAGCTCTTAAAATGTTAGTAGATTCTATAAGGTCTACGCTAATGTGCTCGACAGAATATGCAAGTGCATTCTTTAATACAATTTCTCTAGCCTCTTTTCTTTGAGCTTCATTCAGTAATTTTGAGTCTTTTACTAGAGGATGTTGAAAATCGCGTGGCATAATACAAGCTGCAACAGTTACAGGACCAGCTAGCGCTCCTCTTCCTGCTTCGTCCACCCCAACCTCTACGATTGTAGGATCGTCGTTGTAGCTGGCTTTAAGTAATATGTGTTTTGGATTTTCCATAGTGTATTATCTTATTGTTATACACTAAATATGAAAAATGTTTACTCGTTCTCAGATTTCCATCTTTCGTATCTTCCTACAAGCTCTTGAAGTATTTTAGCTCTAACGATATCTGACTCTGTAAATTTATGTTCGGCTATGCCTTTTATTCCTCTCATCAATTCTATAAATGAAGGAAGACCAACATGTTGTTTAGCGATATCATATTGGCTAACGTCACCGGTCACTATAACCTTGGAGCCTTTACCCATTCGAGTTATGAATAACATAAGCTGTTTGAATGTTGCATTTTGGGCCTCATCTAAAATCATTAGACAATTATCAAAGGTATCTCCTCTCATATATGCCAAAGGCCTGAAGACTATATTTTCTTTTTCTATTAATTTTTGAGTGTGTTCATCCCCGATAATTTTCTTCATATTACTAATATATGATGTCATGAATGGGTCTATTTTTTCAGACACATCTCCTGGTAAAAAACCTAGTCTTTCACCCGCTTCTTGGATTGGTTTACATAAAACTACTTGGGATATTTTCTTTTCTAAAAAGAGTTGAAGTGCAGTGTAGCACGCTGTGAATGTTTTTGAAGTTCCGGCAGGGCCGAAGCAGAATGTTATTTCATTATTGATTATCTTTTCTACGTATTGCTTTTGACTTTGTCTAAGCTGAACCTTCTTTAAAGCTTCTACTTTTAAAGCTGGTCTCCTCTGTGGGGTTTTTCTGTTATTCATTCAGTAGGTTTTTTTAATCGCCTGCCATTATGACCAGGTCTTTCAACTTCATTAAAACATCACACTTTTCATACTCCTCTAACTTTTCAAAATACTTTATTAATATATCAATAAACTGACTTCTTTGGCCCTTGCCATGAGGAATTTCTACAGTATCCTTCCCCTCTTTAAACACCACAAATCTATTTATTGTCTTATTAAAATTTCTAGTAATTTGATAATAGCTATTTCTCATTAAGCTATCCTTATCGCTGCCATTATACTGTGCCATTCAGTGTATGATGTTTATTCTTAGTTAGGTTTATATATTTAAAAATACATACTTACTAGGAAAAAATAAGGTAATGGATAAGATATTATTGTTATCTAAAATTTATCTGATAAAAGGTCTTCGATGTCTTCGTGTATTTCTTCGGCCGTAACATCTAATTCTAACATAATGTTAGCACGATAGGTTAATTCTTTTGAACCATTATTAAAGACCATAATCGTAGGAACAACTCTAACCTTATACTTTTTTGCTAATCCTGGCTCTTGTTCTATATCGACTCTATAGTATTCTCCGTCTTCTATCTTTTCCCAGTCGGAAAAAGGTTCAGCGAAAGATGCTACAAATTCAACTACAACAATACCAGTGTTAACTGCTTGATTAAAGTTTTCTTCAGTTAGCTTTTTCGGTTCATTCTGTTCACTATCACTGCTTGGGTTGGCAATCATAGCCATCCCAAACATAGTGAAAGTTATTAATAGTACGCTTAGTATCTTTTTCATAAATCTTATCTAAATTGGTAGTTTAATCCAGCTTTTGCTGAATAAACTTTTCTGTCCCAGAATTTCTGGTAATTACCTTCGATGTAAATACCTAAATTCTTACTAATCTTCCAGCCAGTTACCAAACCTGCTTGGTAATCGAACCAACTGTAATCTGCAACACCGTCTCCATTATATAGAGCAAATCCGTAATCTTCATCACCAAATAATTGCATGTGATATGGTAGTGCTGAAAGTGAGATATGTAGCCAGTTATTCTTTTCGTAGTGGTAGAAATCTAAACCGATCACTGCTGATAGAGTACCTTGATCGTCAATTAGTGCTAATTGTTCTCTGTTGTAAGGACCTACAACCATAGGACCGAATCTATTAGCTCTAAAGTCTTGGTCAGTATCTGCAACTCTTTGACCGTTTGGTGCTGTCCAATAGTAATCTATTAAATCCATTTCACCATCAAAATCTAAATCAATACCATAAGCATTATCTTGGAAACCATACTCGTATGCTAGTTCCCACCATTGTCTTAGTCTTTCGTCACCATTTTCATCAATAAATGGTG